TCTTGCGAAGCCAGGTAAAGCTCAATCGCGGTGAGGTTGGCTATCGTGGCAATGGCAAGGAGCATTTGGATTTACTCAATGGTGCTCGTTATGAAATCGTTGCCGGAACCAGTGACGGCGCACGCGGTAAATCTGCCAATCTGCTATTTGTGGATGAGCTGCGTTACATCTCCGAAGAAGCTTGGGCAGCAGCTAAGCCAATCACCATTGCAATGGGTAACAAAGCGCAAACCTATGTGTGCAGCAACGCCGGTGATGCATTTAGTCATGTGCTTAATGATTTGAGAGACAAGGCCCTTTCCTATCCATCGCCAACATTGGGCTGGTATGAATACTCAGCACCTCAACACGCAAAGCCAACGGATCGTGCAGCTTGGGCAATGAGCAATCCAAGTATGGGCATAACCATTACGGAATCCGGCCTGGAAGAAGCTTTGTCAGTAATGCCAATGGAGAAATTTTTGCCGGAACACATGTGCATGTGGGTTTCATCTCTTAGCAGCCCTTGGCCAATCGGATCATGGGAGGCTTGCGCCGATAGCACGCTTTCATTGCCAATCGGCCCTGACACATTCTTTGCATTTGATGTGGCAATATCAAAGCGCACTGCAACCCTAGTTGCCGGGCAATATCTGCCCAATGGCAAGATTGGCGTTGGCATTATGGATCAATGGCGTTCTGACACGGCAGTGGATGAGCTGCAAATAGCAGCCGACATTAAAACCAAGTGGGTTGATAAGTATTTCCCGCGCATGATTATGTTTGACCATTACTCAACGGCCAGTATTGCCGCACGATTGGCCGCAAGTGGATGCAGGATGATTGATGTCTCCGGAACCGCGTTTTACCAGGCATCAGGGGATTTGCTTGATGCCATTGTTAACAATCGCATTGTTCACATGGGGCAAGAATCATTTGACACCCAAATGAATGCTTGTGCCGCCAAAACTAATGACGCAGCTTGGAGATTGGTACGCCGTGCCAGCGCGGGAGATATATCCGGGCCAATCGCACTGGCCATGATTGTTCACAAAATGCAGGAACCAGTTTCAACGCCAATGATTGTGGCAGGTTAGACACGCCCAAAATCCCAAATGACTTGAATGTCCGTTTTAGGTGATATGGGGCTATTATCCGCCTATGGGTATTTTGTCGGCATTGCGTTTAGTCAAAGACGATACAGACACGCTTAAAAGTCAATACAACCCGGCCGTAATGAATTCCGGCTACGGCGTTGGCGCGTGGAGTGATTATGGAATGGGATTTGATTACGCGGGCATTGATCTAAATTCTGCAATGCAGGTGCCAACAGTTTCAAAGTGCCGCCAATTAATTTGCGGAACCATCGCAGGAATTCCGCTTGAATTATATAACAAAACAACTGGTGAAGAATTAGGAATGCCAGTGTGGTTGGAACAACCTGACATTAGACAACCGCGTTCAGTGACCATTGCCTACACCGTGCAAAGTTTATTGTTCTATCAAATTGCTTATTGGGAAGTGACCGCTACTTATTCCGATGATGGAAGGCCAGCGCGTTTTGCTTGGGTTGCAAATGAAAGAGTCACACCAAAACTTAATGCGCGAAATACTGAGGTTGAGTATTACACGGTTGACAATGAAGTCCGACCACAAAACGGAATCGGAAGTTTGATCACATTCCAGTCACTTCAACCTGGAATTCTCGCAACCGGCGGCCGCACTATCCGTGCAGCTTTGGATTTAGAAAAAGCGGCTGCAATAGCTGCACAAACTCCAATCCCATCAGGATTCTTAAAAAATACCGGTGCAGATCTTCCTGAAGCACAAGTGCAAGGAATTCTTGCAAGTTGGAAACAAGCTAGAAATTCGCGTGGCACTGCATTTCTCACTAGCACTTTGGATTATCAAACAACATCATTCTCACCTAAAGACATGATGTACGCGGAAGCCAAACAAGATTTTAGTACGGAAATTTGCAGACTTATGAATGTTCCGGCATATATGGCGAGCGCGGATGCAAATAAAAGTATGACCTATCAAAATGTGTTGGACGCCAGAAAAGAATTTTACGCGTACACGCTCGCGCCTTATGTTTGTGCAATAGAGGATCGTCTCAGCATGAACGACATTACCAGTTCACAAAATGTGGTGCGCTTTGCAAGCGATGAAACATTTTTACGCGCTGATGCGACTGCACGCCTAGCCGTAATTGAAAAAATGTTGCAATTGCAGTTGATTACTTTAGACCAAGCAAAAATGATGGAAGACTTATCACCGAATGGAGATGCATCATGAAGTTAACCTTTAGCACGCCAATTCAGGCGGCTGATACTGAACGCCGAATTATCTCAGGCAAAATCATGGAATACGGGGCCGTTGGTCACACTTCCGTTGGCGCAGTTGTCTTTGAGCTCGGTTCAATACAGATCCCATCACCAGGCAAAATTAAGTTGCTTGCGCAACACAGGCCCGATGATCCAATTGGCCGGGCTCAATCTTTTAGCAAAGACGGCAATTTTCTTTTCGGTTCATTCAAAGTTTCTAGCAGCACAAAGGGTACAGATTATTTGACCCTTGCTGCTGAGGATTTAGTCAGTGGGCTATCCGTTGGGGTGGAAGTGATTGCATCTCAGCCCACTGACAATCATCTTTTAGTCACAAGCGCGAGGCTCGTAGAAGTCTCCCTTGTGGAATCTCCGGCGTTCGAAAATGCGAATGTCACTAGCGTTGTCGCAAGTCAAGCAGAAATCGAAGCGGCAAATTCAACAAGTACAAGCACTAAAACAACTACGATCAATACGACAATCGTTGAGGTCGAAACCGAGACAGAGAGTGAGGATGTCATGACGACAGCCCCAGATAACACAGCCCCAGAAACTGCGGCAGAGGCTCCCGTTGTGGATGCCTCACGCCCAGTTGTTTCAGCATCTTACATTGTTGGCGAAGTTCGCTCACCAATTAAGACACAAGCACAATATCTTGAGCATGCAATTAAAGCAAAGATGGGCAATGACACATCACGCGATTACATTCGTGCGGCAGATGCACAAGCAAAAAAGATTGAGGCAGCTAACGATTCGTTCACGACTAATCCTGCATTCAGTCCAACACAATATGTTTCAAGCGTTATTGACACATCAGTTATGTCACGCCCAACAATTGATGCGCTAGGTGGAGCACGCGCATTAGCACCATCAGGAATGACAATTGCACATCCAAAAATTACAACCAATGCAACAATTGGAACGGTTGCTGAAGGTGCATCAACTGCTGCTACCCAAATTGTCAGCTCGTATGTGAATGCCACCGTGGTCAAACTGGCCGGGACACAAATCTATTCCACTGAGCTCCTCGACAGATCAGATCCGAGCTTTTATTCTGCAATGTACGAGAATTGTTTACGAGCTTACGCCAAGGCATCTGATGCAGCAGTAATTGCAGAAATTGTTTCAGGTGGAACACAAGCATCAACACAAGCTGCAACAATTGCAGGACTTCAGGCTTATGTTGCACAAGCTGCACCAGCCGTTTATGCAGCAAGCGGAGAAACTGCAACTGCATTCATTGCAGGAACATCAGTATGGTCACTTCTAATTGGAAGCCTCGACACAACTGGTCGCAGCATTTTCAATGCAGCTTCACCAATGAACGCCAATGGCCAATCAACTCCACGCGGATTGCGCGGCGATATGATGGGCTTGGATCTATGGGTTGACCAAAACATGGTTAGCACAACAATTGATGATTGCGCTTTCATTGTTAACCCAATGAGCATTGCAGTTTACGAGTCACCAAAATTGACACTTTCTGTCAATGTTGTTGCTACTGGTGAAATTTCAACAATGCTTTATGGTTATTTTGCGACAAAGACACTTGTTTCCGGTGGTCTGCAACGCTTTAACCTAACCTGATAAAACCCTAAGCCGCTTGCAGGGCTAGGAGGCCCTGGCCCTGCAAGCCTTATCAAAGAAAGGATGATGATGGCCGCGACTTATACAACGATGCAAGAATTACGCGATTCATTGGGTATTGGCACGCTTTACACTGATGCAACGGTTGAAGAATGTTGCCAAACTGCTCAGGATCTCATCAATTCATTTCTTTGGTTTAACACTGCACCAGTGGTTGCAACCGGCCGTTCTAATAATGTTGCTACCGTAATCATTGCAAATCCTGCACAATTTGTTGTTGGCCAATTGATTACAATTACAGGTTCAGGTTCCGGATATAACGGCGTTAAAACGATTACAAGCACAAGCCCTTATCCATCTTCAGTAAGTGCTCCTTATCTTCCAAGCCGGTGGGTTTATCCGCTTGGATACCAATACATTCAATTTGCAAATGTTGCTGCCGATGATCCAATCCACCTTGTCCAACCTTATGGATTGATGGCTGGCCCTGACGATAAAACTGCTACTTATGCCAACACCGCAGCAATTCGCTCAGCTTCAATGATATTGGCAACAAACATTTGGCAATCCCGACAAGCTACTCAGAACGGCGGCATGGGTGTTGATGGATACGCACCAAGCCCATTTAGAATGTCAAACACACTTATGGCATCAATTCGCGGCTTGCTTGCACCGTACCTGAGCCCAGGCGCAATGGTTGGATGAAAGATGCCACCAGTAGCACTGACAACATTACGCACAACAATAGCAACGGCCTTAGCCAATGCCGGTGTGTGGTCAACCTTCAGCTTCCCGCCCCCAGTAATTCTTGCCAACTCAGTGATAGTTGCGCCCAGTGATCCTTATTTAGTTCCATCAAATAACTCACAGGCTTCAATCTCATGCATGGCAAACTTTAAAATTATCATGACCGTTCCTTACCTGGACAATCAAGGAAATTTGAACGGCATTGAAAGCACAATTGTGGCCGTGTTTAACAAACTAGCCTCATCAACTTTAGTATTCAACATCACCGGTGCTTCAGCTCCTTCAGTGTTGGATGCACCGAGTGGGCCCATGCTTACATCGGATTTTTCAATAACCGTTCTCACCACTTGGTCATAGGAGATAAAATGAGCGAAACAAACGCAGAGAATTTGGCCTGGCTTGTCAAAGTCGGTCAGATCAAGGATACAAAGGCTGCTAAGCCAACGACAACAGAAAACGAGGAATAACACATGGCAATCTATCTAAATAACAATGTTGGCGTGAAACTTGCAACCGCAGCCGCGCCAACAGTTCCATCCATTGACATTTCAAGTTATGTGAGCGCAATTACTTTAACGCAAATCGTAGATGAACTGGAAGTCACAACAATGGGCGATTCTGCACACAAAGTGGTGGCCGGTTTGCAATCTGCCACATTGCAAATAGATTTTTTCAATGACTGGGCAGCATCTCAGGTTATGACAACACTGAATGCGGCATTTGCAACTACATTGGCAGTTTCAATGATCACCGTTAAGGGAACCGCAGTTAGCGCAACAAATCCGACATACCAGTTTTCAATCTTTGTCAACAACCTGACCCCAGTGGGTTCAGGCGGCGTTGGCGATGAAGCTGCATCTAGCATTTCATTCACAGTAAACACAACAGTCACTGTTTCAACATCAGTGGCATTCTAAGGAGTAAAAATGGCACGCTTGAAAATCACCAGGGCCTCAGGGGATGTGATTGTTCCAATCACCCCCGTGGTTGAATATGCGTTTGAAAAATACACAGGCAAAGGAATTCATAAGCAATTTCGTGACGAGGAAAAACAGAGTGACATCTATTGGTTAGCGCATAACGCGCTTTCCCGTGTAGAAGTCATTCCGCCATTCGGTGAAGAATGGTTGGGAACCTTGATTGCGGTTGAGGTTATGGATGACGAGCCCGAAAAAAAATAGACCGGGGAAGTTTCACCTACCTAGTGGCCTCACTAGCGGTGGAGCTCAAGATAAGCCCCAATGAAGTTTTAGATCTTGATGAAAGAATGTTTAAAGCCGTGCTTCAGGTACTAAATGACAGAGCGAAGGAGAGGGCCCGTGCCACTAAACATAACCGGCGTTGAGCCCACTTTGAAGGCAATGCGCAAATTTGATAAAGACCTGACTAAGCAAATGAACATCGAAATCAAAGCTGCAATGATAACAATTCGTGATAAAGCCCGTGGTGATGTTCCCCAGGGATTTCCAACCTATTTGTCCGGGTGGGAAAAACGCGGCAAGGTACAAAGCCAACCCGTGTTTAACACAAGCGGGCGCGTGCGCAAATTTCCTCTTTTTGACACTGCTGAGGTCAAGGCTGGCATTGTGTATCGTCAAGGCAAAAGCATTCAAAATCGTCAAGGCTATCGTGCCCAGTATTATGTGCGAAACAACTCAGCAGCCGGAGCAATTTATGAGACTGCGGGCCGTGTTCAATCCGGTCAACAAGGTAGATCCAACAATCCACAAGCTGGCAAGTTATTTATTGGAGCCATGGGCAGTCTTTATGGCAAAAATGAACAACGCGGCCGTTTGATATTCAAGGCTTGGGAACAAGATCAAGGCAAGGCAACTTTGGCCGTGACCGTTGCAATTGATAAAGCCATCAAGGTGTTCAATGCTTCAGGCGGCGCGGGTACTCAATCCGGTTATAGGTTGGCCTCCTAATGCCAAATTTATTAGTTAGTGCAACCACACGATATGACCCCAAAGGGTTAAACAAAGCCAAAAAACACATTTCGGGCTTTGAAAAAACAATCAAAGATTTGGGCAAAACATTTGCCGGAGTATTTTCAGCGCAAAAAATTCTTGCCTTTGGTAAAGCTTCCGTTCAGGCATTTGCGGCCGATGATAAAGCCGCCAAGGTCTTATCCCGCACCCTGAGCAATTTAGGCTTGGCATTTGCTGATCCATCAGTCAAAACCTTTATAGGCGATTTAGAAAAGCAATACGGTGTGCTTGATGATTTTTTGAGGCCCGCATATCAAAAACTTATTACCACCACTGGAGATTTGGGCAAGTCTCAGGATTTGTTAAAAACTGCCCTTGATCTAAGTGCACAAAGTGGGGAAAGTCTTGTTTCAGTCACCAGTGATATTGCGCGGGCTTACGCGGGCAATACTAAAGGGCTGCAAAAATACGGCTTAGGCTTAACCAAGGCTCAATTGACTGCAATGTCATTTGAGGACATATTAAAGAAAATCACAGAAATCAGCTCAGGTCAGGCAGCCATAGCCGCGAATACCTACGCGGGAAAATTAGACAAGCTCAATGTTGCTGCACAAAATGCCTCAGAGACTATTGGCGGTGCTTTGGTTGATGCATTTGTCACCATAGCCGGGGATGGCAACATTGACAAGGCAATTTCTAAAATTGATTTGCTTGCTCAGTCATTGGCAACATTGATTTCACCAACACGCATGAAATCACTTTTTGCCGGTGTTGATTTGAAATATGGAATTATTCCAGTAAACAAACCCGCCCCTAAATATGGTCCCGCCCAACAAAGCCCAGGTGAACGCAATGCTGCCGTTGCCTACAATAAAAAATTAGCAGCTCAAAAAAGAGAAGAATTGGCAAACCTTGCAGCCAAGAACAAGGCCACGCGAGAAGAAGCCCAAATGAAAAAGGATCAAGCTGCCCTTGATGCCCTTAAAGCTAAGTTTGACTTGGAGCGAATTGGCCTAAACGCAGCATTGAATCAAGCTACTGATGAGGAAACAAAGGCACGCATTCGTGCTCAAATTGCCATTCTTGATGAGACTGGCAAGACTGCCCAGGCTGCCAATGATGCCTTGGTTAAGGCTCAGGCCGACAAAGTTGAGGCAGAGCTTAAAGCTGGAGCAGCTTTGCAATACTTAGCAACTTCAGCAGGAATGGCATCAACGGGCATTATCAAATGGATTTCATCTTTAGAAATGACAAAAGAAAGATTTGGCAATGCCGGAGCAACCGGGCCATTTGCCGGAGGCCCTGCCGCAGTCAAGCCGGATAACAGTGGAGCAATTGGATCTAAAGGCGGCGGTACAACTACCGATGCACAAAAATGGGCACAAGAAATTTTTGATGCCGGAACAAACATGCCTGATACGCCAATTGTAATTCCTGTTTATGGGGCTGGTTCCGGAGGCGGTGCTGGTCAAGGTGAAGGTCAAGTGCCAGCCGCCGCATTCAATGTTGTTGTCAATACTGGTGCAACTTTGGCTGATGAAAATACCATTGTTGATGCCGTACAAGCTGCACTTAACGAGATTGCCCGCCGTGGATATTTGACCACTTACGCAGGGGCTTTGCCAGCATGACAATTCCAACAATCAACGCATTTATAAATTTCAGCACCGGCCCAAGCTTTGCCCAAGCCATGATTTTAGATCAAGGCATTTTGGGAACAAATGTTTTAGCCGATGCTGCTGCCGTGATTGTGGATGTTTCCAATGTTGTTGATTCAATTAACACCAAGCGTGGGCGAAATGCTCAGGCTGATCAATTTCAGACTGGCACACTTTCATTGCGCATTGTTGACCAAAATGGTGATTTCAACCCAATGAATGTAAGTGGGCCTTATTACGGGCTCCTTACTCCTATGCGTAAGGTTCAAATAACTGCTACTTACGGGGCCGTAACTTATCCGGTTTTCAGTGGATTTATCACCTCCTTTTCCACATCAACTCCACAAGCCTCCGTTGGCGATGTCGTTTACACAACAATTCAAGCCGTTGATGCTTTCCGATTGGCTCAAAATGCTCAGATTTCAACAGTGGCGGGAACCAGCGCGGGTCAATTGACCGGTGCCCGCATCAATAATTTGTTGGATGCCATTTCTTGGCCAGCAACCATGAGGGACATAGATGCCGGTTTGACAACGGTCCAAATTGATCCGGCAACCGCTAGGACCGCGCTTCAAGCTTGTCAGACAATTGAGACAACCGAATTTGGCGCATTCTATGTGGATGCCTCCGGCAGTTTTGTTTTTCAAGACCGTTCCGTGACTTCATCCAGCGTGGCAGCGACACCGGTTGTGTTTAACGATAACGGAACGGCCATTGATTACTTTAATGCTACTTGGGTGACAAATGACACCCTTGTTTACAATGAAGCCAACATTACTGCCACGGGCTTGGCCACTCAAACTGCCTCCGATGCAGCGAGCATTGCCAAGTATTTCTTGCATTCTTACAATCAGCAGAATTTATTGATGCAAGACACAACGACCGCCCTCAACTATGCAAGGGCTTATGTTGCTTCCAGGGCCGCAACAAGCGTGAGATGCGATGAAATTCAATTAGACCTTTACACGGCCAATTACAATGCCGGCATAATTGCAGCCCTTGACCTTGATTACTTTGATCCAGTGACTATTACAACCAATCAACCAGGGGGAACAACCCTGACAAAAACCCTGCAAGTATTTGGCAAGTCTATGGAAATCACTCCAAATTCTTGGCGAGTTAAAATGACGACACTTGAACCCATAATTGATGGGTTCATTCTAAATAGCACGCTTTATGGCATACTTGATACCAGTGTGCTGAGTTACTAAGGAGGAAATATGGCAGCGGGACTTGGCTTTAAGACATTCACCACGGGGGAGGTTTTAACTGCCGCCGACACTAATGGCTACTTGATGCAAGGTATTAATGTCTTTGCTTCAACGGCTGCACGGGATGCAGCTATTACTTCACCACAGGAAGGTCAATTTGCCTTCACTAAAGACACGAACGGCCTTTGGTATTATGACGGAGCAGCTTGGGTGGCTTCCGGCGCTACTGGAGACATTGAAGGGGTTACGGCCGGAGTTGGAATCAGCGGCGGCGGTACTTCCGGCACGGTGACAGTTACTAACTCAATGGCGACTGCAATCACAACTAATGGCGATTTAATTTATGGCACGGGCTCAGGCACTTTTACTCGCAGGGGCATAGGATCTACAGGTAATGTGCTTACAGTGTCAGGTGGTATTCCGACTTGGGCTGCACCAGCAGGTGGCGGCAAAGTATTGCAAGTAGTTTCAGCAGTAACTCAAACCAATGTAAGCATAGCGACTGGAACTTTTACCGATAGCGCAATCACCGCAACAATTACACCAACATTGAACACCAGCAAAGTATTGGTAATAGTAAATCCGCAATTTCAAATTACAAGAAATACTGGTGCTAACCGCCAAATGTATGCAGTTATGAGTTTAGTGCGAGGTTCAACTTCGGTTTATGATGATTCAAGTGGTAAATCATTTGAGGTAAGTCTTAGCACGATTACTTCTGGTACAAGTACTTTCCAGCAAAGAACTTCAATGAGTTATTTAGACTCTCCGGCAACAACTTCTGCAACAACTTATAAATTGCAATGGTCTGGTGATACTAATTGGACCATTAACTGCCAAAATGGTTCAGCAATGTCTTCAATTATTCTCATGGAAATAGGTGCGTAATGTCATATTTAGCAAAAGCAATTAAAAAACTAAAGCCAACTGCTGAATTTTCGTTCACGGAAAATGATTATTCAACCATCAAGTGGGATGTATTAGACGGCGATGCACCTACTCAGGCAGAAATTGATGCTGCAATTGTGCAAGTAAAAGCCGATGAAATTGCAGCAGAAGCAAAAGCAGAAACCGACAAAACGGCACTGTTAGTCAAGTTAGGCATTACTGCCGATGAAGCGAAACTGCTATTGAGTTAAATGGAAACGAGCGCAAACGGCTGGCCAGCTTCCAAGGATCAGGCTGAGTTAGGGATTAAGTCCTATCCAGTACCAGGCACGGCAATCAAATTGCGATGCGCTGAAGCGGTTGCACCGTTGCTCATTGGTTTAGCTGCTGAATTCCATGAGCTGATTGAACCGCTTGATGTCGGCTCACTGGATGATTGGGGATATTGTTACAGGCCAATCCGGGGGGAAACCACAAAACTTAGCAATCATTCATCGGGCACGGCTTTAGATCTAAACGCCTCCAAGCATCCCTTGGGGCAGACCAATACATTTGACCCGTTAAAAGTTCCGATGATTCGAGCCCTTGCTCACAAATATGGATGCATTTGGGGCGGTGACTACAAACACCGGAAAGATGAAATGCATTTTGAGATAAGCATTAATGCAGCCAAAGCGGAGGCATTGATTAAGAAAATACAAGGAGAAAACAAATGAACCCACAATTCAAAGCGGCGGCCTTGTCGTATCTCAGAGCTTCACTTGCATCAGTTGCAGCCCTTTACCTATCCGGGATTTCAGATCCAAAGGTTTTAGCGAACGCGTTGGTGGCGGGCTTTATTGCCCCTATCTTGCGTGCGGTTGACCCAAAGGATTCAGCAATAACAGTAGGCAAAAAGTAAGATGGGAGTCCAGGCATGGGTGGCCGTTATCGTAGGCGTAATGGCCATCCTGTCCGGGCTATATGCGGCAGTCCGGTTCATTGTTCGCTCAATCATGGCTGAAATAGGGCCCAAGGCCAACGGGTCAAGCCTAAAAGAGCAGGTCAACAGGCTGGAAGCACGCTTAGACCATATTTACACCATCCTTTTGGAGCGTTAGACACGCCCAACGGTGTTGATGTTGTACATCTCGTGCATATCGTCTATATTTGGTTCATCGCAACACGGCGATATAGACGAAGGGCCTCACATGTCAAGAATGGCAGATTTGTACATTGAAATTAGTGACCAATTAAGCAAACAATCCAAGGCGTTCCAAGCTGCGGCTGACTGCATGTGCGATACATGCGAGCAATACACAATCAAAGAGATTGATGCCCAATTTAAGAAAATGGGCCAGTCATGAAAATAACCTTAGAGCTAACCAAAAACGATTTTGAGCACCTAACCACAACCTCAATGCAATGGGGCAAGGATTGGGAAAAGAAAGTAATGCGTTTTGAGCCAGTCATTCATGACACTGAAATTTCATTTGCCTGGGGCTATGCCCATTGGGTTGATACATATTCTGATTACATTTTAGCTTCAGCATTCCTGAAATCTATTGCGGAGCCTCATGAGGCTGCATTTGATATTGGAACGGGCGAAGTCGTCATTTTGACTGATTACGCTGGATCATGGGAAACAATATGAGCATCCTGGAACCTGAGTATTTAAGCACAACCGAGATGGCACACATCTTGGAAATTACACCAAGCACATTGCGCCGGTTAGTACGCGAGCGCAAAATTGAGGCCTATAAACCCCTTGGCGGTCATTACCGTTTTGATATGGATAAGACAATTCAAACTTTTTGGAGAATGGAAAGCGAGGATTCAAAGTGATTGATTTTCTTTCAACATTGTCGGATGCAGGTGTTTTCATTGGTTCCGTGATTGTTCTTGGCATTCCGATGATTGCCGGATTCTTGCTTGGCAAGGAGATTGGTTTGGATCAAGGCCATCGCGCCGGGTTTGACTTAGGAAAGGCAGTGGGCAAGCGTGAAACCACCAGCAGTCAGCGATAACGCGGTAATCATTGCACGCAACGCCAAGCGCACTTCCATAGATGCAGCAATGCGCAAGTATCCTGAAACTGGTTCATTGCGTTTGAAGATTTATGAGCTGCTTATGCGAGCTGGATTGCGTGGAGTAACGGACTATGAAATTGAGGCCACATTGTCCATTCCAGGCAATTCGGTCAGGCCATTGCGTAAGTCCTTGGAAACACAGGGATTTATTATTGATTCAGGGCTTACCAGGAAAAACCAAAACGGCAATGAATGCACCATTTGGCGTGCAGTAGATGAAGGGATGATGTTATGAGCTTCAACATGGATGATTATGTGGATGTGGCAGAAAGAATGCGCAAGACCAAAGAGATTTATCCGGAAGGCGTATTTAGACCAGCCAACCCAAATGAGCCTTTCAAGGTAGTTGAGATTGGTGGCATCACTTACATTGCCTACACTGCCGCGTTCTACCGTGACCCGTTTGATCCATGCCCTGCCATTGCATGTGCTTGGGAAGAAGTACCAGGGCGCACCCCATATACGAAGGGCAGTGAGCTGATGAATGCTGAGACAAGTGCCTGGGGCCGATGCGCCATTGCAGTTGGATTAGCTTCAAAAAAGATTGCCAGTGCTGATGAAATTAAGGCACGCCAAGAAGCACCCAAGGCAACGGTGACAAAGATAAAAGAAACGCAACAGGAACAACATGATCCATGGGCAACACCACCACCACCGGCTGAAGCTTATGATGCCTGGCATTGCAAGCATGGCGATAGAACAGTGCTTGAAGGTGAGAAGAATGGCCGTGCTTACTATGGAATGCGCTGCACAAACTATGTAGTCAAGGAGCAATGTGAACCGATTTGGTTTGCTTTGAATGCTGAAGGCAAATGGGTTCCTAAGATTGCTGCGGTCAAATAATGGGATGGGCAGCCATCATTCCAAGTGAAGTCTGCTCAATATGCGGCGAGCGTAGGGAGTTGGCAACGGGGCGATGGCGTTATGACCCACGCGTTGACAAGCGTTGGGCGTGTTGGGAGTGCAAATGAGCATCCAATTTGAGTGCCGTAAATGCAAGAAAATAACTGTCCAAATGGAGCGCATAGTTACCGACAATTTGCCGGATCATGTGAAAGTATTGCAGTGCACCCGATGTGGCAACATGGGCGTGTGTCTATTGGAGGCCCAGTTATGAGCAAAGCTAAGTTGATTCGCATTCTTGTCATTGTTCAATGCGTTCTTGGTGTTGTCATGATTTGGTTGCTTACGCATTAGTTATCCACAGGAGTTATCCACAGGCTTCAATAACTGTGGGAAACGCCCAAGATTCACGCTGATGCTTGACCGCGTGGGTACGATGCATAGCGCACGGCAGGGCCCGTTAGGGATAGCCCGGCGGTGTGTTGTGCATCTAATGGCAGGGCTATGTCTATTGCTTGGCAGCCCTGGAGCAAGTGCAGTAGATATTAAAACAATCCAGTCATATGCAGGTTCATTGCTGACTCCTTTAGAGTTCTCATCAGCTTTAGTCTTATGGCAGAAAGAAAGCAACTGGAACATACGCGCTCGCAATGGCTCGCATGTAGGGCTATGTCAAGGGCGTAGTGAATACCTCATAAAAGCTAACTATAAACAACAGGTGCAATGGTGTGTTAAGTATGCCTACAATAGGTACGGTTCCATTGCATTAGCTTTAGATCATTGGAGAAGATACGGATGGCATTAAGACATAACAACAACACCAGTGCATTCAAGAAGCAACGCCTCAAAGTCTTGGCAAGGGATAACCGAGTGTGCCAATACTGCGGTGCTGAGGATGCCAACCAGGTTGACCATGTAGTTCCAAAGGTTGCCGGTGGTGGCGATGAGCTGGACAACCTTTTGACTAGCTGCAAAAAGTGCAATCTCCTTAAAGGTAGGAAGTCAATGGCCTTTTTTTTAGG